ACGCAAAGCACAGGGCTTCTCACTTCGCTGACGAGAGCATTCCAAGGCCCGATTGGAGCGCCAAGGCTGCACGCATTCAGCAATGCGCAGACTGTGGGTGCGATGTCGAGCGCAAGCAGAAAAGCAGCCGCAAGCCGGTGTGCCGCACATGCCAGTATCGGCGGGCTGAAGAGCGCCGCAAAACAGAAAAAGCATGCAAACAGTGCGGCATGTCGTTCCGGTCGCGATCTGGAAACTTCTGCAGCCAGCGTTGCGTCAACTTGGCGACCAGTGGCGGCAGCAAGAGTGTACTGCTTCACGGTTGAGGGCGAGCACGAGTATTTCGCGAACGGTATACTTGTCCACAATTGCGCCTGGACGGATGAAATCGCCGCATGGCACGGTAAGAAAAACCCGAAGCCGGGCGAGACATCCCGCCGTCAGGAAACCTGGGACATGCTGATGTACGGGCTGCGCCTCGGCGACAACCCGCGCTGCTTTATTTCAACGACGCCGTTGCCGGTGGACGTCATCAAAACGCTGATCGAGAACGGCCTGGACGCCAATCAGGAGGCGTACACGATCACGCGGGGGTCAACGTACGCCAACCGATCGAACCTTGCCGAACGGTTTTTCAAGTCGATCATCTCGAAATACGAGGGCACCCGGCTCGGGCGTCAGGAGTTGCTCGGCGAACTGCTCATGGACGTTCCAGGCGCGCTCTGGACGCTCGATATGATCGCATCGGCGCGGATTACTGACGAAACGCCGGAGGCCGCCCTAGAGCGCATGCAGCGCGTCGTGGTGGCGGTTGATCCATCAGGCGCGGCCAGCATGTCGGACGAGACGGCGGACGAGATCGGGATTGTCACCGCCGGCCAGGACAGCGCCGGCGAATACGCAATCATCGCCGACGATTCGATGAAGGGAAGCCCGACACAATGGGCGCGGGCGGCCGTTACCGCCTATCACAAGTACAAGGCCGACAAGATTGTCGCTGAGCGAAACTTCGGCGGGGAAATGGTGCGCAGCGTCATCCAGAACGTCGACGCCAACATCCGCGTCGATCTCGTCACCGCATCACGCGGCAAAGCCATTCGGGCCGAGCCGATCGCGCTGCTCTACGAGCGCGGCGAGGTGCACCACATCGGCATTCATGGCCATTTGGAAGACCAGCTCATCCGAATGACGCCGGGCGGGTATATCGGGGATGGGTCGCCTGATCGGCTCGACGCCGCCGTTTGGGCGCTGACCGAACTGTCCGCTGGCGCAACCGTTCAACATTTCGGGGTAGCCTAATGGCCCTACGCGACTACATCCCCGGCTGGCGCACAAAGGCCGCCGTCGCCGCGCCGGTCCAGTCCGGGGCGACGCCTTATCATTTCCTGGCCCAAACCGGCCGGGAAATCCTGCCTCACGAGGCGTGGAACCTCTACAAGAGCGTGTCCACGTTCGCGATCGTGGTCGATCTCATTGCAGACCAGGTCGCATCGATGGAAACCATCGTCGAAGTCAACGGCCGCCCGGTCGAAGGGCACAAGATCGACCAACTGCTGGACCGCCCCGGCTTCAACCGGACCCGCCGCCATCTGATCAAGGAAATGACCGTCCAGCACCTCGTCACCGGCACCGGCTATATCAATCTGATCGGCAATCCCAAGCACATGCCGGTCAGCATCGACACGTACCTGACCAAACACGTCAACCACGTCGAGGGATCTGACGGGTGGGCGCAGACCATCCAGCTATCGGAGCCGCGCCGCACGATCAATTTCGACCGCTACGACGTTGGCGGCAATATGCGATGGATTTCGCAAGACGGCTTCAACGAGATGCTGTGCATCTACGACATGGCCGGCGAGGTCAAGGGGCGAGGGCTGTCACGGCTGCAGGCGGTACGCGCGGACGTCGACCTCAAATTGTCGTCGATCCAGCACAACGTCAACCTGATGAACCGGGGCGCGTCCCTGTCTGGCGTCCTCGCGTACAAAGAAAAGCTCACGCCGGAAACCGCTGAGGCGATCAAGCAGGACATCCGCACCAGCCTGGCAGGCGCCCACAACGCCGGCGGCATTATGGTGACGGGCGGCGGTGACGTCGATTTCAAGGCCGTCACGCAAACCAACAAGGACATGGACTGGGGCACTCTGGTCAAGGCCGTCAATGAATGCATCATTTCCCGCTACAACGTGCCCGTCACGCTGTTCGCGGTCGAGGCACAGACACATCACAATTACGCGACCGCATGGGAACAGTTCTACGAACAGGCGGTGTTGCCGCAGTTCAATATCATCTATGGCGCACTTGCTCGGGCCGCGTCGGATCGCACTGGTGAGTACATCGAAATCAAGCACGATGCGTTGTCGGTCGACGTGCTGGCAAACAAGGCCGTGGAACGTGCTGTAGAACTGACCAGGGCGCAACTGATCAGCCCCAACGAAGGCCGCCAGCAAATCGGCTACGAACCATTCCTCGGCGGCGACCAGGTGCTAGGCCCGCCGGGGCTGGCACCGCTCTATGAGGACTACATGACGGATCTCACCGATGTCCAATTTACGGAAACATCCCAAGGCGGCGGCGCGATCGGCCAGGATACTGCGTCAAAAACTGGCTTTAGAGCGCTCGCTTACGAAAAAACTTGACAGTCTCCTGGGTAGTTATCTCGAGCATTGGGCGGAGGCGCAGGGGTTCGGCGTATTGCCCGATGGCCACGTCTATGCGGGGTATCTGGCAAAGGTGCTGCTGGATCACTATGCCAGGGTGTATTCGACATTCACGGGCAAAGAATTGACGCCGGGCGCGCCTCTTGAGTCGCTGACGCATAGCGCGCCAAAGCTCCGGCAGAACGCAACCGAGCAGGCGTCACTGATACTCAATACGATCGACCGCGATCTGGCCGCCGCACACATGACCGAGATGGCAACCAAAAGCGCGCCGGGGCCGATCGAGACGAAGAAAAAGCGGCAATGGTCAGCGGTGATCACGGCGATTGTCCGCCGGGTGCGCCGTGGCATCAAGCAGCGCATTCCGACAATGTCGAATGTCAACACCAACGGCGTCGCCGAAGCGGCCAGGGGCGAGGCTGTGCGGCAATGGCAATATGACCACCCGGACGAAGGGCTGCCCGTCTACAAGCGATGGGTGACGAAACAGGACGAGAAGGTGCGGGCCAGCCATGTGGCCATGCACGGCATGATGGAGCGCGTGCAGGACAATTTCACGGTGTCCGGGTGGCAAATGAACCAGCCCGGCGACACGTCATACGGCGCGCCGCTCGAAGAGGTCATTAACTGCAGGTGCTGGACGGAAACATACCAGCGCATCGACGATCTATCGGTACCCGAAGAACAGGGCACTTACGAGCAAATCGACATCACGACGCCGAGCCTACCGACCAGGACACCACGCCGTCCGGGCGCACCGCTTGGCTCGAACATTCCGAATAATCCAACGTCGGCCATCACGTTTGCCGGCCGCCCGACGCGGGCGCGCATCGTGCTGGGCAACGGCGAAACAGCAACCGTCACCGCCGGTAACGGCGCATTCACAGTGCGAGTTGGTCGGCGCGTTATCGCCGAAGCGAGTTTGTTGCGTGACGCTGACGGCATGTACCGCCTCGGCGCCGGTTTCGACATCGATAACGCCTATCGCCTTTCGGGCGTCGAGCAATTCATCCGCAATTCGGTCACCGCGACCAACCAAATGCTGCGAGCGACACCATGAAACTCCAAACATTCAATGCCCAACTCGACACCAAGAACTTCAAATCCCCGAGCGATGACGACGACGTTTATACGCTCAGCGGATACGCAAGTGTCTTCGGCAATACTGATCTCGATGGTGACATCATTGAGAAGGGCGCATTTGCTGAAAGCCTCAAGAACCGCCAGCCACTCCTGCTGGTCAACCACAACATGAGCGATCTGCCTGTCGGATCGGTTGTCGAGTGCGCAGAAGACCAGAAAGGCCTCTATTTCGAGGCCAAGATGCCGAAGGACGATGCGCTCGTTCGCGATCGCCTGGCGCCTCAACTGCGCAACAACTCGATCAAGGGCGTCTCTATCGGTTTCCGCACGACGGACAGCGAGCCGATCAAGGGCGGCCGGGGCCGCCGCATCAAATCGGCTGAACTCTGGGAAATCTCGATTGTCAACGTACCTGCCAACCCTCTCGCGGGAGTTTCACGCATGAAATCAGCCACCATTTCCGAACTGCTGCCGGTCTCCGACAAGAAAAGCGGCGCATGGGATCAGGCTGCCGCGCTGGAGCGCGTGAAGGCACACACTGACTGCGGTTCGACGCCGTCGGAAGCGTTCGCCAAGGCGTTTCTGTTCGTCGACGAAACAGCACTCGATGACTGGGCCAGCTATAAATTTTTGATTGCAGACGTTGAAGGGGGTTGCCTAAAAGCGCAAAGCACTGCACTTTTCAATGCGTCGGCGCTGATCGTTGGCCACCGTGAGGGTGGTGATCTCAACGACGACATGAAGTCGGCCATTAGGCCGGTGTTGGACGCATACTATGCCGAGATGGACTTGAAGTCCCCGTTTGCCGGCATGTCCTCCCTTGAGTACGACAGTCTTGACGCGAGCGCACGTGAGGTGCGTCTGCGTGCCTGCGGGCTAACGCCCGGTCTGGCGAAATCTCTTTCAGGCCACCGTGAGGGTGGTCGCACCCGCCGTGAGGGCGGTTCCGAACTCCACCAGGACGTTAAGTCCTTGATGGATGAAGTGCGACAACTCACAAAAGGCTTGAAAGAAAATGCCTCTGGACAATGAACTTGACGTCGAAGCGATCAAAACGCTCGAGGACGCTAAAGCTGCGCTGATAGCTGCGCAGGAATCCAAAGCGAACGACAACGCCGAAACTCTGAAAAATGCCACCACGGCGCTGCTCGCCTACTCCGATCAGCAGCAAGAGGCATGGAAGCAGGCGGAAGCCGAGCGCAAGGCGCACGAAGAGCGCATCGAAGATCTCGAGCGCAACCTCGCCAAGAGCCGCCAGCAGAACCTCGCCGCCAAGAACGCGTACCGCGACACCAACGAATACAAGTCCTTCATGTCCTGGTATTCGCGGGGCGAGAAATCCCTGACCGGCGGCGGCCTGGACCTCAAGGAACTGCGCACGGACGTCAACACGCAGGGCGGTTTCCTCGTGCCGTCCGAGACGGACTACGAACTGCGCAAGAACGTCACGGAAATCTCGCCGCTGCGCCTCTATGCACGCAATCGTATCATCGGCGGCAAGACGATGGACATCAACCGCCGCCTCGATGGCTTGAATGCCTACTTCGAAGGTGAAGGCGAACCGGCGCAGAGCGACGAACAGAAATACGGCTCGGAAAGCGTCACCGTGCATGCGCAGACCGTCGAGGTAGTCGCCACGCAGGACATGCTGCTCATGTCCGCCCATGACATGGAAAGTGAAATCGTCATGGACGTCGGCGAGGCGTTCGCGGAAAACGAAGGCCGCCTGTTCCTGCTCGGCGACGGCAACAAACAGCCCAAAGGCATCATCACCGATGGCCGATGCGACACGGTCGACACGGCCGGCGCGACAGTTTCGTTCGATGATTTCGCGAAAATCACGGGCGAACTGAAGCGCGGATACAATCCTGCGTGGCTGATGAACCGGCGCACGCTGGCGCACCTGTTCACAATCAAGGACAACGACTCGAACCCGATCTGGCAGCCCGTCGGCGGCGACAGCCGGCCGGTGATCTACGGCTATGGGTACGATTCTAACGCGATTGATCTCGACAACCACAACGACGGCGTCGGCAGCAAGCCGGTGATCTTCGGCGACTATCGCCGCGGCTATGAAATTTTTGACCTCATGGGAACCGCCGTTGTCCGTGACGACTACACCCAGGCCAAGCGCCGTAAGGTTGTGTTCACGTTCTATCGCTACCTGACCGCCTCGGTGATCCTGCCGGAAGCGATCAAGATCATGCGTGTCAGCGCATAAGTAGGCGGGCGGCGCCGGGCGCCGCCCAACCCATTCCATTCAACTTTTGAAGCGAGGGCCTATCAATGGCTGACTACGACGAAAAATCAAATTCCAAAACCGTGAACATCATCACGCCGGCGGAACTGAGTGCCGACAACACGCCGGCCGCGATCAACACCGCAGGCTATCGGTCGGCGACTATCCAGACCAACGTCGGGATCGGTGGTATCACGTTTAGCGCGACCAATAAGGTCGAATTCAAGCTGTATCACGGATCGACGACGACGTTCGGCGAGGCGACGGCAGTCGATGCGGAGCATGTCGTCATGCCGTACGGCGAGACGCTTGGTTCCGGCGGCATCATTCGCTCGCTGATTGCAGAAAAAGCGGCAGCTGATACCGAAGTCCACACGGTTGGCTATATCGGCAAGGAGCAATATCTGTTCCTGCTCGCTGATTTCAGCGGCACGCACGGCACGGCCACGCCGATGGCGGCGCAATGCATCCTCGGCCGCGCGGACGTCAACCCGATCTGGCAGTCCTCGATTGAGACCTAATGGCGGTGGGGGCTTTGCCCCCACTTCCGTATTTTTTGGGGCAAGAGGGGGCAACAATGCCATTCGTGCAAGCGACAGAGGCGGGCCGCTGGTCAGTCAATTTTGAGGGGCGGGACGTCGAAAAGGACGAGTTCGTCAGTTTCGATCGCCACCAGGACGCGGAATTTATCGTGTCTCTCGGCAAGGCGCGGTTTGTAACCGAGGCCCAAATGGCCGTCGCGATGAACCGACAGAACAAGGCCGCGTTTCCTGAACTGGAGACCGGGACGCCGGTCGTGAAAAAGAAGCCGGCCGCGAAAAAGGCAGCCGCCAAGGCCGACGCAGAGCCGCCCAAGCCGGATGACGCAGAATGACGGCCGTATTCGGACACGTTGGCAGTTCTGGCTTCCATCTGCCGCCGGTCGACCCGGTGCCATCACCTTGGCCGGTCTACACCAGGACCGCCGAGACGGATGCGCTGCCGGTTGCCATCGCTGACGTGCGCGAATTCATCGGCCTGCCGAGCGGCGACACGTCCCGCGACACGGAACTGACGCTGTTTGTCAAGACGGCCGCCCGGGCCATCGAGCATCATTGTCAGGTGTCCATTCTCGACACGACATGGCAGGCGGCTATGCCGGAGTTCGGCGAGCGCATCGCGCTCAACAAGCGGCCATTCAAAACCGTTTTGCTCATCGAGTATGTGCACGAAACAACCGGCACGATCACATCCGTGGCAGGCGACACGTTCCACGACACCACCATCGGCCAACAGATGGGCATGGTCTGGCTCGGGCACGATAAATCATGGCCCGACGACAAGGCCATCCGCCACGACGCCGTGCGCATCACGTTCACGACCGGCTACGGCACCGACGATACGACAGTTCCCGCTGATATCAAACACGCCATCCTGATGGCGGTGGCCAGCATGGACGCCAATCGCGGCGATTGCGAAAGCTCTGGCGGTGGTTCGGTTTACGCCATGAAGAACTCGACGCCGTCGATCATCCCAGCGGCGGCGCAACCTTTGCTCGGGCCGTATGTGTTCCGGCATTTGGCGGTGGCGTAATGGCAAAGTGCAAGAAAACATGCCTCGGCTCGATGAACCGGCGGGTCACGATCGTCCGGCGATCGGCCGTTGCCGCGCAAAGCGATAGCGCCGAGCCGGTGATCACCTATGCCGACGTGTTCTCCGTCCGGGCGCACATCAAGACGAACGGCGGCGCCAACGAATGGTCGCGCGTCCGCGTCGGCGAGATTGACGCCTCGCACACGTTTACGATCCGCCACACGACGGTTGCATTCGATGCGCGAGACCGGATCAAGGACGGCGCGGGCAACCTCTACAAGATTTTGACGATTGACGACGTCGACGAGCAAGGCCGGGAATTCAAAATCCAGGCCGCCCGCGTTGGCGAACAGAGTGAGGCGATTGCAGCCTGATGGGGTTCACGGCCAACGATAGGGCGCTGGGTAAGCTGGACGGCATGCCCCGCCGGTTCCGGGGCGGGCTGGATTCGGCGTTGCACAGGGCTGGCGCTCTGCTTGTGCGGACGTCGCAGCAGGGCCAGGCGCACGGATCGAAGTCCGGCCGCCTGTATGGCAGCCACCAGGCATCAGCGCCGGGGGAGTATTCAGCGCCGCGGACTTGGTCGCTGCACAACTCGACGGCGTACGAGGTCTCAGGCGCGCACATGATGCGCTTTGGAATCGGGACGCATTACGGCGCGTACCAGGAATTCGGGACGTCAAAGATGGGCGCCCGCCGGAACCTGCAACAGTCGTATGAGACGAACGAGGACCAACTGCAGCAAGTCTTCGGGGTGCAACTGCTGCGCATGATCGTGGGTGGAGGATAGGACATGGCGGGAAAGAAAAACTCAAGCCGGCAGCTCGGCGCGCGCTCGCCGCGCATGGCCGAAACGCTGAGCATGGAATCCCTCAAGACCGGCGTGCGCGGGCCGCAGTCGAGCGGAAACGCCATGCCGCCGGGTTATGACCTCCAATCGTTCCAAGACGAAAACCGCCGGTTAGGTTACTCGACGGCCGAAGAATTCCGTCGCCTGGACGCGATGGACTCTAACGCGGATGCGATGACACCGAAGCAAACGGAGCGCCACGGTGCGTTGATGTCGAGGATGACGGAAGTTGCAGCCGGCTTCGCCGCAGCCAACAAGAATTTCTCCGGCGCCCGCGCTCGATCATCCGCGAAGTCTGGCGGCCAATCAGACGGCTACGTCGGGGCGCACACCCGCCTGCAAGGCACCAAGGTCGTCCAGGTCCAGAAACACCAGCGGAAGCCGAAATAAGTGCAGGTCACGCCGCTATATCGCCATGCCGCCATGCGGCTGCCAGCGCTAACGTCGCTGTTTTCCGACACGCTCGCCGTGTCGGAAATCGACGTCGTAGCCGCCGGCACAACCACGTTCACGGCAACGGGACACGGCGTGACGGTTGGCGAGTATGCGGCGATAGCAATCACGGACGCCCCGGCGCCCAACCCGATCACGGCGGCAGTGAAGGTCTCCGGCACCGATGATTGGACGATCACAACGCAATTTGATCACGATCTGACCACTACGCCGAGCCTTGATTATGCCAATCCGTGGGACGTGTCGGCGGTTTTGGCAGGGTTCACCGACGCGGAAATGAACGGGACGCTACAACTCGTGAGCGTCACCGACCGCAACACGTTTGTCGTGCGCACGACGGAACTGGCATCGCTGACGCTCAACGGCAACGAAGTGCAACTCAAGAGCCTGGAATTCGAGATGGTCGGGTGGCACAAGGTGCAGGCCGCCGATGCGAACACGCTCACGATGCCGACGCCGTCGACCGTTACTCGGTCCTATACCGTGACATCCCCGACGGTCGCGCGAAACATTCGCGTCATGGGGGCCGTGTCGCTGTCTATGGTGATGCGCAAGTATGTGCTTGGCGACGCGACGATCGACAACAACACGCTGTTCATCTGCCCGCGCGAAAGCGCCCGCGTTTCGTCGCGCACGTCGGACACACGCACGCGCACCGGAGCAACCGTAGCGCTCAATGCACGGCTTGAGGACGGCTTCGACGTTTACGCATTGCTGCCGGCACACGCATCAGCCGCCGGCGTTGCGCCCGTCGACCTCGCCCACGGCGACATACTCCGCGCCCTGCTGCGGACGTTCAACGGCCTCAACCTGCCACGCCCCGAACTCGGCAACGGCAACACCTACGGGGCCTACCTCGACACGCACGGCATCGTTGACCACCACGGCCCAACGTATGTCCACCAATACTCATTCAGCGCGAACGCGGATCTTTCCGACGACGATCGGATCAAACCGTACGAAATGGCCGATTTGCCCGCGCTTGGTTCGACTTCTGTTCATCGCGTAGGTGCCCCGGCGTATCGGGATGTTGCATTCACCGGCATTGCCATTAATGGCGAGCCCGGGTTGCTCACATTGGACATCGAACTGGATAGCTAATGCCCGCGACAATTCTCATCAGGAACAAAGCCGGAGTCGAGGTGCACGGCATCCCGGCCGGTGAAACCGTGCCCGTGAAAGCGGCGCCGGACGGCCAAGTGCCGCTGCTGCTCATTCACCGCAAGCGTATTGCGGACGGCACATTCGAAATCGTCAAGGCGGAAAAGCCCGCCAAATCACCAAAGAAGCAGGAGGGCTAACCCATGGCGACCGCAGCCTACATTTCAAAGCCTGATGTCACACTCAACATGCTCCCCCGCGGCGGCGAGACGGGCATTGAGGACCACCGCATCTTGATGGTCGGCCAATTGACCAGCGCCGGCAGCGCATCGGCGGGGCTCTATCAGGACGTGCCACGCAATAACGCCGACATCAACGCCGCGTTCGGCGCGCGTTCGCATGCGGCCTTGATCGCCCGCGCCGTGCGCAAGGTCAACAAGTACACCGAAATGGACGCCATTCTCCTGGATGACGCCAGCGGGACGGCGGCGACGTCGTCGCTGATATGGGCCGGGACGGCAACGGCGGCGGGTACGGTGTACCTGGACGTCGTGTCATCGACGGACCACGCCTACAAGCTTGACATCGAGATCGGCGACGATGAGGCGGCCGTGACGGCCAAGCTGCTGGCTTTGCTGGCGCTTGACACGACATCGCCATTCACCGGGGCCAAGTCCACCGTCACCGCTACCGACGACACGATGACGTTCACGGCGGCCAACGATGGCACGTTCGCAAACAAGTGGCTGATCCGCCTGCGCGGCACCATGCCGGCCGGCATCACGTGCACCCTTACGGGCTGGTCGGGCGGCGCAACTGATCCGTCGCTTACGAGCATCTTCGATTCGGTTGCGAATATCCGATATCAGACCATCATCTGGCCGGGCACTTACACCACATCGACGCTGCAGACATGGATCGATGCGCGCAAGAATGTCGACAACGACGTCAAGGACGGCGTTGCGTTCTACTGGTTCGACGACACGTTTTCGAACGTCAAGTCGGAAGCGCTCGCGCGCAACAGTTCGGAAATCGTCATCCTGCACAACGAGACGCTGAGCACTGCAACGTACAAGGGGCCGCACATCCCCGAGGCGCCGGACGTGATCGCGGCACAAATGGCGGCCACACGGGCGCTGCGGTTCGAACCGGACGTCTCGATCACGAACTACGTAACGTCGATTGAGCCGCTTGACCAGTTTGGCGGCATTCACACCGCCGCGCTGCCGTACTTCAATACGCGCTTCCCCTTTCTGGAGCAGCCTGTCCGCGGGGCGGGCCTCACCCTGGCAGAGCAGGCGGAACTACGCGGCGCGGGCGTGGCCGTGATCGGCGCCAACGAGCTGAACAATGCGATCATCGCCGGCACCATCGTCACGACCTACCAGAACGACGACGCCGGCAACGATGACGACAGTTGGCAGTTCCTCAACTGGCGCGATACGCACTCGGTCGTGCGCGAATACTTCCACGCCAACATAAAGAAAAAGTTCGCACAGTACCGCATGTCGACCGGCGAGGCCGTGCCGGGTTACGCGATCGCAACCGAGGGCCTTGTTCGCGCCTATGCGATCAAGCTGTACGAGCAGCTAGCCAAGAAGGCGATCACGGTTGACAGCCGCGATGCGGTAAAGAAATTCCGCGACGACATGGTCGTCACGGCCGTTCCAGCCGAGCGCAAGTTCGACTGCTACTTCGACGTTCCGGTGTTGAGCCAGGCCGAGAAATTCCTCGGCTCCGTTCGGTTTAACTTCGGCGTCACAACCAGCTAAAGAGGGGATCAGATATGTCCACACTAGCACAAACCCGCGTGCTGTCCGATCCCGGCGTCTATGTCGGCGGGCAGTTGGTCGCGGTCATTCCGAACAGCGTCAAGGAACGCGAGCCCGGTGAGGTTTCAATCCGGGCCGTCTCCGGCGGCGGCGGCGCGGTGCAGCACGTTTCCGGGCTCAACGTCGAGGAAATGAAGGGCATGGTGTCGTTTTCGATGCCAACGACCGGCGAGAACGTCGAGAAGGCGGAGGGCTGGCGGGCAAATTCGAACGCCGGCGTCCCGACGACGGTGCAGGTCATCACGCAGACCCGTCAAAGCGACTACGAGGACATGTGGATGACAGAAGCGCCGGAAATAAATTACGAGCCGGACGGCGTCATCGAGGTGACGTTTGAAGGATCGCTGCCACGCCGCGCCTAAGATCACAATCTGTGATCTCAAGCAATCAACACCACCGGGATAGTCAACATGCCACGCATTAAAGAAGTGCACCTCAGACCGTTCGAATACCCGCACAACGGTCAAATGGCTGTCGGGGACTGCATCATTGTCCAGGCCCCGACATTCCAGACCATCCGCATCCACCGCGCGATGGAACACGCGATCGCGCAGGCCCTTTTGGGCCTGTCGAAACACTCGCATCTCCAGCAAGAGGCCGACGACAAGCCAAAGACGTTGGATGCCGACGGCAGCGAGGTCGAAGAGGATAACTCGGACAAGGTGCTTGGCCTGTTCGCGCTCGCCATCGAGGACGAAGAAAAGTTCCAGGCGATCTGCGACCGCATTCAGAAGATCATGACGAATACACCGTCGATTGCCCGAGTCGCCGGCACCGACGCCGGCATCACGGACGCATGCTGGCGCGAGATCGGCAAGACGAACGGCATCGAAGGCGTCACCAAAGTGATGAGCACGTTTACGTCTTTTTTCTTGCAGGCGGAGGGGGAGGCGCCATCACCGAGCGTGAATGGTTCCGAAGATTATCGTACATCTGCTTCTCCGCGGGCGGTGGAATCGATTTTGCAACAGCCGCGGGTCTCTCGCTTAGGGAGCTGATGTGGCTCGATG